CGCACCTGCGTTAGAATTCCCATTCCCAAGATGACTAACAACATCAGCAGGAATAACAAACTCGCCATCAGAAAGTGCAGCAGGTCTTTTATTGTCAATGTGTGCAGGGACTTTGTCTGCCATCCCATCTGAGTGTCCGTCGAGGTATCGTGGTGGTAGTGTACGTCCTCCCCGCGCCATTTCCAATGACCCAATTCCACCTCCCGCAGCAGAATATTTAGTGCCTTTGTACGCCGTACGCGTTGCAGTTACTGGGGCGTTCTTACCTGCGCTAGCCCCCCGTGCTTCTTCTCTGGCTTTTTGAGCGTCGTCGTAAGCCAGCCTTGCCATTGCTAGCATGGCAGCGTATTTGGCTGCGTCACTAGCAGAAACGTCACCATCTAAAAGTTTTTCTATCGGGCTTTTTTTATCGGGGGTGGTTTTAGTGGCGTCACTACCAATTTTATTAAGTTCTTTTTCTGTATACCCAGCCGTAGTGATGTCTCCTTCTCCGACAGGTATTTTACTTGCCGCTGCTAAAGTGGTATCCGATAAAGTTGTGTCAGACCCTAATAAATTTTTTAACAAACTCCCAGTTTCTGCATCCCCCGTTTCCGATACAAACGCATCAACAATGGAGTTAAGTTCCGCAGGGGTGTATAGGTTTTTAAATTCTAGTAATGTAGAAACAGGAACTTGAATATCGTCCGGGTCGCCAACAAGACTGCGTGTCGCTATTTGAAAAGGGTTTTCAATAGATGGGTTGTTAAAATTAACAAAAACATCATTGGGCATTTCTATAGCCCCAGGCCCAGCATCAAGTGACCCAAAATCATAATCATCAGCCATCATGGTCCTCCCGGCTTACGCCGCGCTGCGATTAGCGGGGCAGCAAAATTGTAAAACTTCATCATGGCAGCTTGCTGTTTAGGATCAATCCCCGCAGCTTGCCCAGCTTGGTTTAGCCCATAATTAATTGCAGCGTTTTGTGCAGCTTGCCCAATATCAAAAGGTCGGCCTGTAGCGGCAGAAGTAAGTGCAGAAGTTGCTATGGATTTAGCAGGGGCGTAAAGCGATCCAAGCCCCTTATCCAACCCTGACATCACGCCAAGTTCACCAACACCTGCGCCTATACCACCAGAAATCGCACCAGACTTAAAGCCTTTAGAAAAATCTCCGCCTAGTGCTTTTGATATACCACCTTGCACTGCACCAGACAGTAAAGCGTTAGCGCCAACATTAGCAAGGGCTTGCGGCACCCCAAGAGAGGCTATCCCCCCTGCAATACCGCCCGTGACATTACCTAAAAGGGCACCAGCTCCACCAAAAGGAATTGAAGCGATTGCAGCAATTTTTAAAGCGTTAGCTACATTTTTAGCGTCGGGGTGCTCGCCTTTGTAATAGGTTGGGTCACCGACAGGAATTAGTTTATCGCCTTTGGGTATGTAAGCTTGCGCCATACGCTCGCGGCTTTCACCGCCGGTCTTACCACCCATATACAAAATGACGTTGCCAGAATTAATTTCTTCAGGAGTGAGAGCGTTTAAGTCAGTTTCTACGGTATTGCCTTTTTCATCTTTTTTATAGGCTTTAAGGAACACCGACTTATGCCCTAACTGCTCTTTAAACGTATCACTAAGAACGTCCCCTGCGGTTTTATTAACTGTATCAACTTTCTGTTCATATCCACCTTCTTCACCTTGTCCTACGTACTCCATTCTAGGGCGTTCATACGTGCCAAATTCTTTCAACCCTGCAAACGGATTAACCAACGCCTCCCCCGCAGTCCAGCCTGTATCAGACTTGGCACCTTTGGGTGTCGCGCCATACTGCGTTGCCCGCCCTGATAAATACTCGTCAAGCGCCCTCTGCTGCGTAAAGCTTTGCAGTTTAGTAAGTGCCGCCTGTTGTTCAGGCGTCAATGTTTTAGCAGAAGTGGTCATGGGGTTACGGTTCCAACAGAGCCAGAAGAACTTACCCCGCTAAGTGCGACGGAAGTTCCGGTTGTTACGATGCCAGACGTAGACGATACAAATGATACCGTGAGAATGACCGAAGGGATAGCGGGTCTGGTGGGGGAAGTGTCAGGGCCATAGTATTGAATATAAGTATCGGTATCGCTAGTACGCCAGTACAGCTCAACGTAATCACCTTCAATAACGTCAACAAACAAGTTGACCGTGCCAATAATGTGTGACGGCACCCCTGCGCTTTTTCTCGGAGCCTGCCCAAACCGACTGTTTGAGTTGGGGATGTCCACCCCGTTCTTACGAAACCAAATATCAATGTCCTGCTCACCATTGTCGTAGTTAGCCATCTGAATACTGAACTGAATGTTGTAAACCCCGCTATATGAAAACGTGATTTTTGAGTCATCAACAACGCTGACTCCGTTAGCATACGAGGTGTTATTCAGTCGGACAGCATAAGCAGTAGTGGTGGAAACAGCAACCTGATTACCTACGTCAAAGAACGACCCAAACGGAAAGTTAAGGTACTGCCCACCATAAGTATTAAATAGTGACAGCAAATTATTGTTGAGCCTGTTGAAGTACAGACGCAAGACGTTATTAAACTGTTCCTGATAGCGTGAGTCGTACTGCCCCGGCGCAAGGGGCAGGTTGGGTGAAACAGGTTGCTGAATGACGGTCATCTACGTCCGTCCGGCCTAATATCAATACGTGGTGCGCCAAGCTGCCAAGTCGTTCCCAAACCATCCGAAGCAATCTTAACGATCATCTGCCGACCACGGATGCGGGTGTAAATAATATTGGTGAACTGCTCAATCGTAACGGTCGAAGTACGAGCAACAGCTTTAGAAGCCTCGGTATCAAACCCAGACCCTGAACCATTCATACCGTACATAGTCATCGTGACTTGCGGAGCGGCAGTAGTTGATCCTTGGAATGTCAGATCCGGCACCATGCGCCATACAAACCCAAAGTGATCGCCATCATCAATATCAAATTCAGCAGACTCAATGTAAGCCTCAATAGCTGTCGGCGTACCTGTTTGATTGTCGTCAATGCCCTGTTCGTGATTAACAAGGTTGTAGCTGTAAGTGGCTGCAACGGGATAGTCCCGCAACCCAGAATCGATCCACGCCGTTCGACCCAATGTGCCGTAATACCAAACATCTTCTACGTAGTTGTAAACCACATAAGCATTAACTTGCGTAGAGTTGGCCGTACAGTAAAACCACCAGACTTCATTGAAGCCTTCATTAGTGCCTGAAAAAGTTTGTTGGTATTGCTCTTGATTAATGTCGCTAAATACATGCCGACGAAGATCGCAACGAAGCGTTTGCACGCGCCCGTCATACACGTAAAACTTATCAACCCCCATCCAGTACACACGCCCGGATGCAACAGACGCAGCGTTTTGAGAAATGATGGAGATGTTATCGCCTAGCAACTGCGAAGACCAAACGATAGGAGGCCCAACGTACTGAAGTGAATAAAGGGATGAATCCGTCCACACCACAATTTCTTGGCGGGTTTGTAAAGCAGTAACGATCTCAGAGCCGTGGGATAAACGCACCGAACCAGCCTGATTGACGGGGGAAGGCACCCAGTTAACTACAGACTCCTGACTGCTCCAACGAATAAGCATGGGGTCAAGTGTGACGCTGCCATAATCAGTCGTACCAAACAACATGACAAACCGCGACGTATCCGAAACAAGGAGATAGTTTTGTATGGTTGGCACATCTACAATTTCAGAAATACTTTGAACCCCAGACTGAGAACCTGATGTGGCAATTGGAGCGCCTGTTAAAGAAGCGGCAAGATTTGCCGTAGCGCCATCTACATTAATTAGGTAGTACGTCGTACCAGCAGTTAGCCCAGTGGGTAACGCCCCAGTAGTTGCTAGTTTTATTGCCGTGCCTTCAGCTAAAATATTTGATAACGTAATGACACAAGGTGTTGCAATAGTCAGAGTTACAGTACCGCCAAGCGTATTGACGTTAACCGCCCGACCAACAGGGTTTGTGGATAAATTACCTGTATCCCAGTAATAAATAGGCCCGCCGCGATACCCAAAAATTAGATCTTCGCCCCAGTTATTGGAAGACCACAATCGCAGAGCTGAGGTTCCGGGCACCCCAAAACCCCAAGTGCCAAGCCCCCAGCCACCTGCCCCCCACCCAGTTAAAGGTACTTGTGTAGCAGGGCCAACATTAATTTGATAGGCAGCAACAACGGAAGCCCCGCCGCCCGGAGAAGCTGCTATGGCTGTTGCGTTCGGTGTAACCGAAATAGTGATGGTGTAAGAGTTGTCGTCAATCTTTGTGATTTGAAACTCTTGGTTAAGAATAGCTGCCGTTACGTTTGTAGCCGGAGGTCCAGCACCACCAATATCAACTGCACCACTAAAAGTTACAAAATCGCCTGTAACACACCCGTGCGCTGTATCAGTAACCGTGACTGTTGTAGAGGCAGTGAGCGCAAAAGGGTTGTTGTTAATAGTAGAAGAAGCGCGGATAGGCGTGATGTCTAAATACTCACCCCCACGTTCGACATAATACTTAAGGTTTGTGCCAACTCCCATCAGGTTTTGAAAGCCTAACGTAACCCAATTCCATAGGTTACGGCAAACACCTAAAAACGTATTACTGGAAATACGAGCCCATCCCCCAATCTTTTCAGGAGTGCCTTGGCGAAACCGTACTTTGTCTGACAGATACCAACCGTTCTCGTTGGTGTAGCGGGTGTTCTCTTTGTTAACCCCAGCTTTGAATAATATTTTTTTGAGTGGCATTATGCACCCCGTAGGTACAACGCTTTTTCAGCTTTGCGGCGGCGCACCAATCCCGGTAACACTTTGCCTCCGCCCATAGTCCACATCATAAACGCTTCTGCTGCACCTTCATAGTCGGCACGGTTGTTCTTTATTCTCATCGAAGACCGCTGGTAATTCCCGACTCCAGCGTTGAACGCAAAACTGACCACAGCGTCGAAGCTTGACTGACGGCCAGCAAGATTAGGAGACATTCTAAGTACACCGCGTTCAAAACGGACGAGATCATTCTCAAAAAGGCGATCAATCTCCTCCTGCGACCAAGTGCGATTATCTTTGGCTGCGAGCGGGTAGTCCTTACGAAGGATGCCGGTATAGCCATCTTTTCTCAATACAGGTAGATTGATTTGCTCTTGGTACAGGACATGGCCGTAACCAATCGTCCAAATATGAGCAGGGCATAAGTAAGGCTTAAGACTCTTACCTTCAAAACTGTGCATCAGATCAATGCCAGCCTGACCTGTCTTCATTTTTTCTGCCAGCTACGGGAACCAAACCAAAACCCAATGATGCCGCCAAGCATTGCCATCTCATCGTCGGAAAAGATAATGGCACTGACCCGGATCAAGTCGTCAATGTTCTGCACAAGGTGAGGGTGCTGCCAGACGTAATACGCAAGCACAGCGTTAATAGCGATCAGTTCCAAGATGAGCAAGTAAGTGACGTTAGGCCGCACCGTACCAATGTAATTCACCACCCACTTGCTGGACTTCTCAATGATCTGCTTGTCGTGATCCAGTGCTGCAACTGTCATTTGAGCGTCAGTCTGCATGGCGATCTGGTCGGTGCGGATCTCTTCCACACGCTGCTGGGCAATGAAACCTTCCTTGGCTAAGGCTAGTTCGCGCTCCGATTGCATCTTTGCAAGCTCAAGCTCATGGGCTTGGTCGGCTTTGTTTTGGAAGTAATCAAGCAGTTTAGGCAGGCCCGAGATCAGCAGCCCGCCTAGTGTGGAGAGGAGTGAGAGCATTATTTTTTCTCCGGGCTGGCTATTACAAGATCTGCACCCTTCTTCACTGTCACTTTGCTGCCTTCAACATCAACCTGCATGGGAGGCTCGGCACGGTCCAGCTTATCAAGACGGGTGATCAAGTCCTTGATGACTTCAAATTCAGGCTTCTCTTGTTTGGGCGCGGTCCCGGCGATGCCGTTAAGCATCTGAATCAAAGCGGTCAATGACGCGCCAAGCAATCCCATCACAGCAGCAATTTTCTCGCCATCTAAAAAGAGTGATGCTCCGACACCGACAAGAACAATCAGGAAAATGTATAAAAGCCCATCTTCGCCAATTGCTTTGCCAGCAACCTCTTTGGCAGAATCTTGGGCTTTGAGTTCCTCTAACCGGATCTTAGCTTGCGCTTTGAGGACTGCTAGTTCGTGGGTTTTGTCGTCCATTTACCATTCTCCCGTCCAGTGACGCAAACCGTTTTGCGCGTAGAAGTTGCGCTTCATTTGCTCCCAGTTGCCTGCAAAGCCATCATGAATGACAGTTCGATGCGGGGGATCTTCCTCAATGCACTTCAATCCAGGCACCGCATTGATTGCTCTTCGCATGCGGTCAAATACTTCTTCCCCCGGATTGGTATCAATAATGGTATCGAAGAACGTGTGCGTAATGACGTGCATGTAGGTCTGAGCACCCAGAAAATAGATACTGTCATGCCCATCTTTGCGCCGTGCTAGCCACGCACGTACAGCATTTCTATAAATAAGGTTTCCTGGCGCACTCAACATAAAGTCGTGCGAGAAGTCGTGATTGCGGCAGGTAGGCAGCACCTGTCTGGTATCGGCGTCGATAAGTCCAGCAAGTGGAACATTACAAAGCCTATCAATATCGAGGTAAAGGCCACCCTCCAAGAACATCTTGTAGAGCCGCCAAATGTCGGTCTTAGCCACAATATGCAAGGATTTGGCAAGTTCATAATCCTCAGCCATTTTCTCTTGCAGGTAGGCTTCAATGTCAGCGTCATCTGAAATCTGCAAATCCCAATCGGGATTGAGTTCAACAAGCTTTTTAAGGCCATGCTTAATTAGAAGTGCATCACTTTTGAGCACCTCCTTATCATTCCAGGCAATGTGAATGATCTTTGGAATCATTTTAGGCCCATCTTCTCGCGGATCTTGGTGGCTGAGATGGCGTGCGTGGCATCGTCAAGCACTTCTTGCTCAATCTTATAGCCCACATCCCTGCCATAGGTGATGTTCACGATGTTGGGCACCAATTGGATCTCGTACTGACCCTGGAAGATAGGATCAAGATCGCGCCTGATGAACTCTTTGACTTGCTCGGCAGCAAAAGGGTTGGACCCGTTCCATCCCTGACAGTCGCGGATTTGAATGACAACCTGACCTGTTTTGGCAATCGCACGCTCAAAAAGTTTGCGGTGACCAGGATGCCAGGGCTGCCAGCGTCCAAGCATTTGAACGGTCTCTTTCTTCCAGTCAAAGCGTGGCCTGCGGCGGTCATGAATGATGTGGTCAGCAATGAAGTCAGACCATTTATCAGCATCCTTTTCGGTAATACGAAAGTCGTAAACAGCAGGTGGGATAAAAGCCTTGTTGGTATCTTCGTAGCGCCCCTGGTCGATGGTATCCATCCAGATTATCCAGTCAGCTTTGAAGTTGTGACGCATCTCAGGCAGGGGTGCCACAAAGTCACAAATCACATAATCGGCATTGGCAGTGAGTGCAAACTCTGCCATGCGTAAGGACTGACGAATGCGACCCTCACGGCTAAAGTCCCAGTCGTTATACTTCTTTCGCACCTCATCAGCGTTGAACCACTTGACGCTGGGGCGATAAAAAGCAGGGACGACTTCACGTTGTGCAAGAGCTTCAACAGGAATATCTGTACTGGCTTCCAAGCGTTTTTTCAAAGCTTCAGCCATAAAAGTCTTGCCTGCTCCCGGCAGGCCCATGATCAGGATTTTTTTCATGCGGCTAACTTGTCATTGCGGTCAGTTTTTCGGCCAAACTTGGGGCGACCAAGAATGGTGGTTTCAGTTTTATCAGCATTGTCCGTAGCGTACACACCCATTTGATGGATGGGAAATATGTCAGCACGAAGCAAAATATCTAGCGGTGCTGAAATCCCATATTTGATGACATGAGCGAGCATGTTTTTTGCCACGGCAGGATCAATGGCGTAAGCATGAGCACGGCATATAAAGTGGTAATTTGGCCCTTCAGATGCATGTGGTGGCGTTGGCTGTACGCTCCATCCCTGCTGTGTCTGCTCAAAACATCCAAGAAAACAAATGGAGTTATAGACCTGGTGGTTTCTGTAAGGGCTGAGCATTACCGCATCATGCTCAAGGATTACGATAGGTTTATCTTGCTCAACGCACTTGGCCCACAAGCTAATATGCGATAGCGCACAAGCGACTTCGCCACGGGTAAGGTAGTGGTCGGTTACCTTAATCAGGTTCATCACCTGACTATGGTGAGAAGGTGTCTGGATGGAATCTTGCAAGCCGTTGTAGGCATCCCAAAACTGATAAGGCATACCGATAGAGGCGCAGGACTTGGCAGCTTCATTAGCCTTGCGCTCTGAAACTTCATGGCCTTGAATCCGAATAATGTACGCCTGATCCACTTCCATGTCATAACTAAAAAATAACGACTTCATACAGGCTTGACCGGCCAATCAATGCCATTGAAATCTGTCTGAAGTGGAAGATCCCGTAAGGCTTGCCGATAAGCCGCCCAAGCATCAGGTATTTGCTCCCCTGCCTCAGCGTACTTTATAACCATCCAATCAGTTTCAGCTAGTCTAAAGTTGCGCTCAATGCGCCATAAGCGCCATTTTTCAGCGTTTTCTTCATCAAGCTCTTCTTGTGTCTTGGCTCGTTTCGTCAACGTCCAGACAACATGATCGCTTTTTATCTCAAAAGTTTGAGATTCCCATTTCTCAGTACTTAAATCAACCGTTGCTGGCTTGACTGAAACAACGGGATACCATCCTGAAAGGATTAAGCTATCCTTATCAGCGCCTGAATTTTTTATGGCTGGCGGTAGTAGCCCCGGCTCCCTAACCACTTGTCCATTTTCGACTTTAACCCACAAATCTAAGCTTGGCATCCTGTGCTCCTTTTAGATGATCATCAAGTGCGATACGCACCTGATTAAAAACCTCTGTCCAACTATCATATTTGGTTTGCCTAAACAGTCGCACAGCATCGTACCAAGGAGCGCGGTCACCAGGGGTAGCCCACAAATAGTAAGGCAATATGGGGATCACAATCCATGTCGGAACGCCCATAGCAGCAGACAAATGCGCTACCGATGTGCAAGATGAAATAACAAGATCGCAACTTGCCGCCACTGCTCGTGTGTCTTGCCATGAGTCAAGGTTAGACGGAAGAACCCACTCAGGCCGGTGCTGTGAGCCTTCATCGCGTTGCAACGAGACAAACTCAACATCATGGCCTTTGACTGCATCAAACAACAAGTTTGGATCAAAATACTTACGGTGATCATGCTCAAAGTTAGGATTACCCTGCCACCGCAAACCGATACGAAATTTTGTTTTTTCAACGTGTGGCCTTGGTATATAAGCCCTACCCCAAACATCTTTATATTCAATATTTAGCGGAATGGGGGCTGACATCCCCTGCACTAACGCATCGTGGTAAATGCCAGGGGCTGCGTTATGAACAATGACTGCGTGTACATTAGGTACTGATGCAAAGAGTATGACTAGCTCAGGCGAGCAAGCAACAATTACTTTGCATTTACGCGCCGTAATGTCTTGCACAAAACGCATTTGATGGATTTGATCGCCTAACCCGCCTTCCAAATAAAGCAGCACGATCTTTCCCGGCTGGCCGTCCCACATCGGAGTGACCACATTTGGCCTAGTGTTGCCAAAGACTTGAGCGATTCTTCCTCGTGCCAGGAGTTTCATGCCTTCTTGCAAATGGCCGCGCATTAAGACATACAAACCCCTGTTGTACGCCGCCCGATCATTCTCCGGCTCTACACGTTCTAATTGCTGTCCGATCTCCCAAGCCTTCTGGAAATCACCTCGTTGCGCCGCTTCCAGTTGAAGGTCTAAGGGCTGCTTCGGCAATGACTCTGACGATTCACCACGCCAAAAACGAGGCTGTACGAATTCTGTATAACGGCATCCAAGCACTGCCTGTGCCGTTTCATTATGCTGACGTTCTAGCTTTGGTTTGATGTCATGTAAACCTGGAATGCCCCATACTTCATCATCTTTTTCGGCCACGATTGAACCGTCAATTTGATCGAAATCGTAATCAAAAGGATCAAGTTCAAGAAAGTCGTGTATTCGCCTCAGTTGGCCTTTAGGATCTGCCAACAGGTTTTCGTACTCAATAATACAAAATGCTAACGGGTCTTCTAACATTCCTGCATGTAAAAACGTATATGCCGTTTTAATTGCTTCCACAAGCAACGACTCGTTTAAGATTTTTTCTGGTTTTTCAGGGTGTAGCAAACGCACAAATGAAGCAACACATTCCGGCACATCTCTAACGGTTGCAATGATCTTAGGCCGACGGTTGAGAACCTTCGTCATTGTTCTCATAACACGGGGGTCAGGCCAGCCACGATTTTTGTCAATGATGACTGGTTTGGGCACGGTTTCATTTTTTGCCATCATCAAACCACGCAACATGCGGATCATGTCATCGTCATTTCGGCCTTGAGTATGAATGGTCTTGTCTTGCTCCCATCGATACGCAACAGCACCCATAATGTTAATAAGCCCCGATGTTGGCGTTACATGCGTTATGGGATTTTGATTTAGGATCGCGGCAAGCACCGTCGAGCCTGAACGTGGCAACCCTGATAAAAAGTGCATCATGCTGGATTGACCGACGATGACGTCCGCATAGCTAGGGTTGAATCGATACCACTAAATTTTGCCCAATCTGTTGCGGCACCAAGTTGAACGGGTGAAGAACGACTTGTTGTGTCATCTAGGCCAAGTCGTCCGTCACTGTTAGCCCCCCATGCCCATGCAGTGCCATCCGTTTTTATTGCAAAGCAATTAAAGGGTGATTGAAAAGCACTGGCCCATGTTGTTAACGCGCCTACTTGTACGGGCGATGATCTGGCGATAGTTGTGTTATCACCTATTTGCCCACTAGCATTTACTCCCCACCCAAATAATGCGCCGCCTGCAATGCCGTGAGCCGTCCGCCCTGTGCTTGTCGTTCTAGGGGTTGAAGCTGTGACATCCGTCCAAGTCGTTAATGCGCCAACTTGTACTGGAGAATTGACCGAATTAACACCACCTAGGCCGTTTGCTCTAGTCCCAGCATAACCATTCCCCCAAGAAAACAGTCGCCCGTCGGAAATTCCTAACGAAAAATTCTCACCAGCAGCTATATTGGTCCATGATGTTAGTGACCCTACTTGTACGGGAGAACTACGATTGGTACTGGTACTGTTGCCAACTTGTCCAAAATTGTTAACCCCCCAACCAAATAACTGCCCCTTCGTTGTTAATGCAAGCGTGTGAAGATTCCCCGCCGCAACTTTCCACCATTTTTGACCGCCTCCAATCTGTGTAAAACTGGAGCGATTTACAACATCTCCATCGCCTAATTGACCATACTGGTTGAGTCCCGTTCCAAACAAATCGCCATCTTGATTAATCCATAAAGTAAAGCCCGATCCACACGCTAAAGACACCCAATTCGTTGCGTTATTTATTTGTACAGGTCTAGACACAACTCCTACAATAGTTCCAGCTTGACCACTAGTAACAGTACCACCGATAAGATATGCAACCCCAGCAGCAGAAATTGCAAAATTAGACTGATTCATTGAACCAGAGTCAATCCAATTAAAACCTCCTACCTGTACCGGTGAGGATCTGTTGGTAGTAGCTTGGTTATCCCCTAGCTGCCCATAAGTTGACAAACCCCAAGAATACAAAGTATTAATGTTGCCGCCAGGAATACTAGACTCAACCCAACCGCGCCACTTTGTACCGCCATCAGTAGTCAATAATGCAATGACTGTTACACCATTAGCACCTGATGCTAATGCCGGAGCACTTTGGACATTTAGATTTGTTGTGGCAGTTCCCCAATAAACAGATGACGGCCAATTAATACTGTAGAAAACGCCAGTGGAAGCGTTTTTAACAATGATTTGTATAAGTATAGGCGTACCACTTGCTGGGACGTTGGAAAACGATAAAGTGGTGATGTTTGCTGCCATCGTCAAATCGATGACATTGCCACTATTTAAGTCAATCGTGGTGGTAGCTGACGAAGTAACTGCCTGACGGGTGTTGTTGGTAAGGGTGGGGGCGCTTAAAGTTTGAAAAGTTGGAGCAGATCCAGCACCATTAGAAGTAAGCACCTGCCCTGAATTACCAGCAGTTGTTGACGTAGGTGCTGCTCCGGCACCGCCTCCAATTAAAACGCCATTAGCAGTAAGTGCTGCCGAGGAAGCTATGGCAGACGTACTAGAAAAATAAGGGATGCCGCCCGAAGTTCCCGAAGTAAGACCCGTGCCCCCTGAAGCAACGCCCAAAGCAGAGCCAAGCGTCAAAGAGGTTAGATAAGTAACCGCCGTACCGACATCCGTACCGTTGTTATAAAGCAGTACCTTGGCACCGTTAGGAACAGAGATACCCGTTTGCCCAGATACTTTGACGGTAACAGCAAAGCCACCCGACGAGTTGTTCATCACGATATAAGGCTTTTGAATTGCCGGAACAATCACTGTTCCTGCGCCTGTCAGTGTTGCCGTGATGTCTAGAACCAAGCAACGGAAGTCTTGGTCATCGTTACTATCCGTGTAGGGAAGCGTGTAAGAGTTCGTTGTAAAGTCGCCGGTCACAAGTGTCGCCATACCGACAATCGCTTGCTCCAACCCACGATACGTACTGGACGAGCCAAGGTTGTTATTGGTCGTCGCGCCCCAGGTTCCCGACTGATCCCCGGTTCCGATCAACTCAATTTTGAGTTTTGAAAATGTACTAGCCATTTATTACTCCGTTTCAACTAATTCCCATTGAGCGTCTTGGTAATTGTTTATTAGGCTCCAATAACGAACCCCAAAATCGTTTACAAAACCTTGTGCTTGGTTACCGGCTAGTGTTCTAGAGTTGTTTAAACCTACTACACCCTCCGCACCTGCGCCAACTACGCCAGATAGCCCAACAGGTATAGTATAAGTAAGGACGCCAACTTCACCTGTGGCAGCAACACCAGATAGGCCCACCGTTATTGTCTTACCAACAGCCCCTACCTGTCCAGAGCCCGTCACCCCACTAAAGGGTAGTGCAACTACTGACCCAACAGCCCCAGTTGATTCAACCCCGGTTATTGCAGTTAACTTGGTAAACTCAACATTTCCGGCAGTTCCAGAAGCTTCTACCCCAGTAAGTTCAGCAGCGTAAGAAAATGCAACTGAATCAACATTACCAAAAGCAGAAACGCTAGACACACCAAAAGAGAGGGTAGCAGCTACGCTATCAACAACCCCAGAGGCATCTACGCCAGATAATTCAACAGAAATATTAGATACTACTGATCCAACTGCTCCAGCAGCTACAACTCCTTCTTCAGTAGGCCCAACAGATTCAGATAAATCACCAACAGCGCCAGAAGAAAAAACGCCTGTTAAAGCTATTTGCCGTTCTGCAACAGTAAGCGTGCCCGCATTACCTACTGCTTCAACACCATTAGCAACAAGTTTAAATTCAACACTACCAACTGCGCCAGACGCACTGACTCCTGTCAGTGCAGCTTCAACACCAACGCCACCCCAACCGTCGTATCCCCACGGATTATCACCCCAGCCAAAATTAGCCACGGGCTACCCCTAAAGAAAAATTAAGTCGTTGACAGTCTTAACAACGCAGAAGTCGTGTTATTTGTCGGCATCGTCAGCGTAAACGTACCAGCCGTAATCGTCTGCGAACCAAAGGTGTGCACACTAACCGCACGATCTGAGTTCGTACTGTTATAGATCAGCACCGCATCAAAAGCCGTTGTCAACGTCACGTTGGTATACGTAATCGAAGCACTTGGAGTC